CTGGAGGTTGTGGGCTAAATCGTTAGGTGAAAAACATGGACGAAATGACCGAGAGGCAGATATTATTGCTATCATACGCACCTGTATATTTGCTAGTTACTTGGTCACTAATGTTTTTATTATATCGGGGGTCGTAAGACACTGGAACGATGTTCCGGCCACGAAAAACGACCTTCATTTCCAAAAATAGCGGGAAAAAAATTCTGGGGCTTTTTGACCTGCCAGGGTCAGCCCCAATTTTTTTAGCCTGTGATCCTAATGTTCTCTGTTCGTTTCAACGTCTTATCAACGAATTGTGAAGATCGATCATATTTCATCATTTTCTCAAAATCACTAATCATAGTGCTTACTACATCTGTCTTCGGAGCATTAATATTTCTCTTATCATCATTTTTTTGAACTTCCCATTCAAAGTAAGAAACTGACCGAATTGGTGAAACTGAGACAATTTGGTTTCCTTTCAAATATTCGACTTTGAAGTTCTCATCGACAATTTGACCAGCTGGGACGATAAGTTGGTTATTTCTGTCTCTCCACTCAATTGTCTCATAGTGATGAATTTTGACTAATTGGTCTTCAGAATATTTGTCGTTCAAATAGACGTTTAGGTCATATTCCGTCATTGGCCAATCATTCTTGATATCAATAATATTATTGGAAACTAAAATAATCCAATCTAAATCTGCGCTTCCATAAAGTTTTTCGGCTACGTTATCTGGTCGATCATCTCCACTAATTTTATATTTTGTAAAATTTACAAATCGACTAAAAAAATCTTCTCTTATTGCTGCTCTTCTGAATAGATTTTTGACACGAACAGTATCACTACTACCAGCCCTATCGTTCAATAGAGATGGGTAGTCTAAGTCTGGGAGTTTTCTAAAATAGTTAGCCATTAGAATCCTACGTCGTCATCTGACAAGAATGGTTGATTCAATTCTACAAAATTATCAGGTTCATAATCAGTATCATAAATTGGTGCAAGTTCTGAGAAACCCATTTGCACTATTGTGGTCACTGGTTGACTATCTACTTCATATGTAGACCATCTACCACTACCACCTGTGTAATCAACAGATAAACTTGTCAATGCACAAGTTTTAATCTTGTTCACACCTTTAATATCACCTGCAGCGTTCTTATACTGAAGTTTAAACACATCTGGTGTTCCTAAGAGTAAATTCTCTCCGCCTTCACCAGGGAGAAACTTTACTCCCTTTTTGACAGCAGATCTTTGTTTTAAAACTCTAATGATGGTACGAACTCTTTTAGCTTCTGTATCACTTCTAGGCGTAAATCTAACGGTGAACGAAAATGTCCTTAATGCTGGACCAGTGAAAAGAAGTTCAAGATTAGGGTTTTCTACAACTCCACCAAGTCTTGTAATTGCTTGATTGATATCAAAACTAATACCAAGAGCACCACTGATGGAACTGGCTATTTGGTTTGCAATAAATCTTCTTCGAATGAATGGATTTCCTATCGCTTCTCTGGCCGCGTCTGTGGCCAATGTAACTCCAACATCCGCTAAACCTTTCAAACCTCCAAGAAGACTTGAATCATCCTTAAAAAGAGGTGATACAACAGCGTTTCCAAGTTCGCCAGCTGTGCTGGTCATTCTTCCGCCACCCCATTCAATAGTATTTTGATCCGCAACAGAATTTGGAACTGGAATTTGAATAATTTCTAGAGCTTTTTCTTGTCTTAAGTTTCTTGTGGTGTCAACTGGTTTGCTGATAGTTGGAATTTTTTTAGCTGCTTTATATGAAAAAACACTAATCTGGAGATAGTCTTGAACATTTGTATCCATGTCCTCTGGATACTTCAGAACTCCAGCTCCACCGATCTTGTCTTTTCTGGATAGAGTTGTTACGTTTGGAATATCTCCCAAATTGAAATTTGTAGAATTTGCTATAGTTTCTGCAAATACTTGAAAAGTATTATTCAATAGAGTTCCGTCCTGAAGAGGTGGTAGTCCAGTCTGACCTTCAGCTGATTGGGTAATTTCAGTTCTTTCGTCACCAACTGCTTTTAATCCTTGTTCAATACTAAATTCTAGGAACCTACTTCCACCATATTGTTCTATTAGTTCCTGATTAAAGGTATCTCCCTGATTTTCTGTGGGAATTGCTGTTTTACTTTTTAATGTACTTACACTTTTGATTTGAAATGCAGTTGTTCCCGTGTCATTCTGGAATTCTTTTTGGGTGCCAACAATAATCGAGAACGTATCTGCAACAGCGTCTCTCTTAATCCAGAATTTTTTGCCTCCCTTTGGTGTTGGTAAGTTTCCTCTTCTAGTATCTTTAGTTTCAGCCATTACTTATCCCTCCATACTCTGTAGGATGGATAGTCTACTCCGTTGGGAGTCACAAATTTTTCGGTTGGTAACAGTGACACGTCAGCCATCTCTGCTTCTGGAACTCTCATCATGCCACCTTGTATCCCACCAAAGTAATACCTGTGTAAGGTTTTATTGGGTACAACTACACCATCTCCACTATTTAGAAGAGATAATGCAACACCTTGTCTTAGCTTTGGAGCCAAGTAGTGTAGGTTTGCTCCCAGAAAACCATCTGGGAAAGTATTAATTATGTATGTAACTGGGAATTGGTCGTAATACTTCAGTCTATTGGGTTTGGTTGCGATGTAATTGAAGAAGTACATCTCTCCAGCTTCCGCTGGACCCGACTGATCTCTATCTCCGTCTGGATCGTCATACTCTGGACCTTGGTAGTTCTGGAGAACTTGTGCCAAGGTGCCACGATACCAATCACGGCTGCGATTCTTATTACCTGCTTGAGATTTGACGATGGACGCGATACTCATTTAATACCTAGTTCTTTCTCGGTAAAGATCTTGAACTCCCAGAGACGATCATCACAGAATTCTTTACAAGCTTTCCATTTAGCTTGATTCGTACCCCATGTATAGACTTCATTCACCCAAGTCTTTGTTTTCTTGGGTGGATTGGGGTTTGGTTCTTTACACTGTTTTGCGGGTTTGATTTCTACTACCATTCGACGCATTCTGCCAGTCGCGTCAATGTATTTGATGTAGAAATCTGGGAAGTACCTTCTCTTCTTTCCTGTCACTGGATCTTTGTATGGAACAAAGAACTCTTCACTACCCCATTCAAGAATATTCTCATTATCATCACAGTATTTCATGAATTTTCTTTCCCAAAGAGACCTATAAACGATGTTGGTTGGATCACCTTTATATTTCTTTGGATTGGAAGGTCTGTACTTCCCGCTATAACTCATAAATAACTCTTAACTGGCTGATATCTATTTAGAGTTAAATGTCAACACCAAGAAGATACCAAATAGAAGATATCAGGTCTAGATTTCAAACTGTAGCATTATCAAATCATTATCAAGTTTTCTTTGAAACCAATGCTTCCATACTCCAGGCAGCTTCAAGGAGAGGAATAGATAAAAGATTTGTTGTTGAAGATCTTGGATTGTATGTTTCTGATGCAGTTCTTCCTGGATCAAGTTTTGCTGATATTGAAGTTGCAGGTGATCGTCAAGGCATCACTGAAAGATTTCCACAGAATAGGATTTATGATGATGTAACTTTTTCGTTTTATGTGGATCGTGACTATAATGTCTTAAAGTTTTTTGAATCTTGGAATGATTTGATTAATCCATTGAGAGATGGTGCTGGTGGTATTAATCCAGATGTGATGAGATTGACATATCCAAAGTTTTATAAATGCGACATTTCAATTCATAAGTTTAATAAGGATAATTTTACAGGACCAGATCCATCAAGAAATGCTATTGCATATACTTTCATTAATGCATGGCCTTACTCCGTTGCATCAACACCAGTAAGTTATTCTGGTTCTAACATTCTTCAAATGAATGTTACGTTTAGATATGATAGATATACCGTAATGGGAGTAACTGTCCCGCAACCCATTACATCTGTAGCTGCACCCACTACAAGTAATTTAGATACAGGTGCATTACCAACTCCAATAACAACTGGGGGAAGCGGTAGTAGTCAAATTCAAAAAAGATTAATTCCTATTAGTGGATCCGCTGCAGGGAGACAGGGTATTGTGTTCTATGATGCGAATACCACCACTAAGACACAGGCTATTATTCAGGGAACATTTTTTAACCAATCTGGCAATCCTATCTAAATACTCACACTGACCATCTCATTATGCCATTACCAACAATTGTTACACCTTCGTATGAACTGACTTTACCATCAACAGGAAAGACGGTTAAATACAGACCATTTTTGGTCAAAGAAGAAAAAATTCTAATTCTTGCAATTGAGAGTGGTGATACAAAAGACATCACCAGAGCTATCAAAGACGTTCTCAAGAATTGTATTCAAACAAGAGGTATCAAAGTAGATCAACTTCCTACTTTTGATATTGAATATCTGTTTCTTAATATTCGTGCAAAGTCTGTTGGTGAAAGTGTTGACATTATTGTAACTTGTCCCGATGATGGAGTTACGGAAGTCAATACTAAAATTTATATTGATGAAATTCAAGTCAAAAAAGACGACGATCATACAACAGATGTGAAAATTGATGACACATACACCATGAGGATGAAGTATCCATCTTTGGATCAGTTTATCAATGAGAATTTCAATTTCAAAAATGATGTTGAAGATACTTTCGGTATCGTCTCTTCTTGCATTGACATGGTTTATAGTGAAGATGAGGCTTGGTCAGCATCAGATTGTACTAAGAAAGAGTTGATCAGTTTTCTTGAACAGTTTAATTCCGCACAGTTCAAAGAAATTGAAAAATTCTTTGACACAATGCCGAAGTTGTCACATACTATTGAAGTGGAAAATCCTAAAACTGGTGTCAAGTCTGAGGTTACTTTGGAAGGTCTCTCAAGTTTTTTCGCTTGAGTATGGCTCAAATGAGTGCTGAGTCATACTATGAACTTAACTTTTCG